CTTCGGAAGGCTGGAAGAACGTCATCATCGCCGGCCGGCCGGGGCTGGATAACAACCTTGTAGCCGCTCGGCAGGGCCACGAGTTTTACACCCTGTGGGATCTGAGTTTCGCGGAGCGCCGCGCCATTCTCGACGGCGCCAAAGTCGAAATCTGGTTCACGCAGACCATGCCTGGCTTTAACCCCATGTCGGTGACGGTGCAGGGCGTTGACGAGGCGCGCGCCGACGAAGGCGGTGCCTGATGTGGAAGGGCCAACGGTTGAGCTGCCTGCGTGGCTGGTGTTCGAAGGGCGGAGCCTCACCTACCCGGCGCGGTGGGTGCTGGTGGAACTGTTCGTCCAGGGGGACCGCGTGAAGACGGGGAAGGCCTCGGGAGAGGTGGAGTACATCGTGTGGAACCAATCGCTGGAGCAGCTGCGCGGCTGTTCGTCGTCATCGATAACGCGGGCGAAAAACGAGCTGCTCGAGCGCGGGCTGTTGCTGGAGTGGCCAGGGCAGCGGTTCGTGAACGGCGTGCCGCGGAGCGCCTGGGCGGTGCCTCTGGTGCTTTCGATGCTGGAGCACGTCGCGATTTCGCGACATCCCTCGATTTCGCGAAGTGCTCCGGAGCACGTCTCGATAACGAGGGATGCAGATGTCGAGTTCGAACCTGCGGGTCGCCATAAGAAGGGTGCCGAGCATCCCTCGATTTCGCGAAGTGCTCTTCCCTCGCGTGCGCGCGGCCTAAGCCACCAACAACAGCAGAGTCCTTCCGCAGGAAGGACGAGCACCATCACCACCAACAAGCACCTTTCGGACCCTGGAGAGGGCGAGAGGGAGGAGACGGAGGGGATGGCCGCATCGACCACATGCGTCCTGGATTCTGCGATTGATGAGACTTCCACCACGGACGTTGCTGTTGCCTCTTCGTCGTCCCGCACCGAAATTGCGTTGGCCGGCCTGAAGGCGGCGAAGGTGGCGCAGGCGGAGCAGGCGTTGCGGCTGTACGGCGTCGAGCACGTGTTGCTCGCGTTGCAGGCGTGGGTGCTGAAGGTCGAACGGCGCGAGTACATCGCGAAGCCGGGCGGGTTCGTGTTCACGCTGCTGCAGCGGAGCGCGGGGATGCCGGTGGTCCCGGTGGAGGACCTCGGTTTTGCGCGGCACTGGGACCAGGGGGAGCTGCCGGGGAACATGCGGAGGTTCGGGCGATGAGCGTGGTGATACCGGACCATCGTTGCGACCCGTGTCCCGTGTACCTGTCGGCCTCGGCGCCCTCGGCGAAGGTGCTGGCGGCCTGGCTCCGGCGCTACGAAGCGCGGATGACCGGCTACGCCGTGGGGCTGCGCGGTGAGCCGCTGGGGCAGTGGGCGGACCAGCCGCGGCTGTTCGGGGATGCCTCGTGAGGCGGCTGGAACTGGAGCTGGTGATCGATTCGTTTGCCGGTGGCGGGGGTGCCTCGCTTGGCATCGAGCAGGCGATTGGGCGTCCGGTGGACATCGCCATCAACCACGACGCCGAGGCGATCGCCATGCACCAGGCGAACCACCCGGAGACGGAGCACTACCAGGAAGACGTCTGGACGGTGGACCCGGTGAAGGCGACGAAGGGCCAGCCGGTCGCGCTGGCGTGGTTCTCCCCGGACTGCACGCACCACTCGAAGGCCCGGGGCGGGAAGCCGCGCGACAAGAACATCCGCGGCCTGGCGTGGGTGGCGCTGCGCTGGGCGGCGAAGACTCAGATGCGGGTGCTCATCGTCGAGAACGTCGAGGAGTTCCGGAGCTGGGGTCCGCTGAACCGGCGTCGTCGTTCGAAGCGAAACCACAAGGGCGCGACGTTCGATCGCTGGGTGAGCCAGCTGCGGGCGCTGGGCTACGAAGTCGAGTGGCGGGAGTTGCGGGCGTGCGACTTCGGCGCCCCGACGAGCCGGAAGAGGCTGTTCGTCATCGCGCGGAACGACGGCGCGCCAATCGTGTGGCCGGCTCCGACGCACAGCGACCCGAAGCGCCCGATGTTTTCGCTCGTGCCCTACCGGACCGCGGCGGAGTGCATCGACTGGTCGATACCGTGCCCGAGCATTTTCGAGCGTCCGAAGCCGCTGGCAACGGCCACGCAGCGGCGGATAGCCAACGGGATCCGGCGGTACGTCATCGATGCCGAGCGGCCGTTCGTAATCAACCTGACGCACGGTGGGCGTCTCGAGTCGGTAGATGAGCCGTTCGCGACGATCACCGGCGCGCACCGCGGTGAGAAGGCGCTGGTAGCACCGTACCTGGCAGGTGTGGGCGGGCGTGCCGGGCAATCGCCCGAGCGCACGCTAGACGCGCCGTATCACACGACGACCGCGAAGGGTGACACCGCGCTGGTGACGCCGTTCCTCGCGGGCATCACGCACAACAAGAGCGGCGGGCAGACGACGCCGGGCGATGCGCCCATGCCGACGATTACGACCTCGCGTGGCGGCGAACAGGCGCTCATCGCGCCGACGCTGGTGCAGACGGGCTACGGCGAGCGTCCGGGGCAGTCACCGCGGTCGCTCGACATCGAAGAGCCGCTGGGGACGGTCGTCGGGGGCGGCTCGAAACATGCGCTGGTGGCCGGGTTCCTGGCCAAGCACTTCGGAGGTCACGAGACGCCCGGGAGCGAGCTGCAGGAACCGATTGACACGGTTACCGGGCGGGACCACCACGGGCTCGTGGCTTCGAACCTCGTGAAGCTGTACGGGACGAACGACGGCGCTTCGTTTGACGCGCCGATGCCGACAGTGACGAGCGGCGGGCAGCACCTGGGCGAAGTCCGGGCATTCCTCGCGGCCTACTACGGGAACGACAAGGACGGCCAGGCGGTCACCGAGCCGTTCCGGACGGTGACGAGCAAGGAGCGGTTCGGGCTGGTGACGGTGGAGGGCGAGCCGTACGCGATCGTCGATATCGGGATGCGGATGCTGGCGCCTCGCGAGCTGTTCCGGGCGCAGGGCTTCCCGGACGGCTACGTGATCGACCCGGTGGTCGGAGGCCGGCGGCTGACGAAGACGGACCAGATCCGGATGTGTGGCAACAGCGTGTGCCCGCCCATCGCACGGGCGTTGGTAGCGGCGAACGTCGTGGCCGGTGGGCAGCGGCATGCGTGGGAAGGCTGGGAGCTGGCCGCGGGAGGTGCCGGATGAGCGCTTTCGCGGCGAAACCGCTACTGCGCCGGAGGCCGGAACTTCGGCTCGTGAAAAACGAGTTGCTTTCAGATGCTTTCAGTTTTCGGGCTCCAGCGGGACAGGTGAGGATACCGGGCCTGCGGCCTGCGGGGTGGGTGAGCGCGCGGGCGCAGATGGCGGGGACGCCGGGGTTATCGCCGCGGGAGGCGGAGCTGGTGACGCTGCTGTTGCTGCGTGACGGGCGCTGGGCTTCGAGCGATGCGCTGGCGGTGGCGATGTTCGGGGCGGGCGCGGATGTGCGTCTGGTGCAGCCCATCGTGTGCCGTGCTCGCCGGAAGGTTGGGCGGGCGGTGATCGAGAGCGCGTACGGCGCGGGCTATCGCATCCCCGGGCGGTTCCGGACGGAGATCCCGACGGTGTGTTCGCGCTGCAACGCGCCGGTGATGTTCGAGGGCCGCGAGTGGTTCTGTGAGGACTGCGGGCGTTCCGGTGAGCTGCCGAAGCTGGAGGCTGTCGACCGGGGGGTCGGGCGGCGCGGGTACGCGGCGGGGACGAAGCAGGGGAAGCCGTGGAGTGAGGAAGAGCGGGCGTTCGTGGTGGAGCACGTCGACGACATGAACCTGGAGGAGCTGGGGGAGGCGCTGGACCGGACGGCGAGCGCGGTGCGGGGGTTCCTGGCGACGAACGGGATGAAGAAGCCGTACGTGCGCTCTTCGAGCGCAGGCGTGAGGCGTGAGGTCTTAGGCGATAGGAGGGAAGTCGATGGCGACTAGACGAGACAGCGGGATTGACAGCATCACGTTCAGCACGAAGGAAGGCTCGGTGGAGCTGACCAAAGAGGACGAAGTGGACCCGGAGACGGGGGAGATCCTGGGTGGGGGGGACTGAGATGGCGAACGAAACACGCCGATTCGAGGGCTACCTGGTGGTGAAGAAGTCCCGCACGTACTGGCAGCCCCTTCAGGGGCGGCTCACGGCGAAGCGTCCTGGCCGGCTGCTGAAAGGCGAAGTGCCAGTGCGCCTGGTCATCGAGGTCCCAGTCGCGCTCTTTGAGGAGCCGCCGCTTCTCGAACTCCGCGGGGAGGCGCACATGAACGCCGGCCAGGCGGCGATCGAGGCCGCGCTGGATGCTGCCGGCCTGGACGTGGTGGTCGTCCGCGAGACGGCCCCCGCCACGGGCGAGGTGGACGTAGACCGATGAGCACCCGGGGGCTGGCGCAAGCGGGGGCTGAGCCCCGCGACTCCAAACGGGGCGTGCGGGACGTAGAATCCGTGCGCTGGCGCCGGTTGCGGGAGTGGGTTGAGGCGGTGGTGCGGGAGGCCGTTGCCGAGGAGTGCCGAGAGGAGAAGGCGGGATGACGCGTCGAACGACGGCAGCGACATTCATGGCAAAGACCACCACTGCCGCTGGCGGTTGCCGCCTATGGGCTGGAAAAGCCGGAACTGACGGCTACGGGAGAGTGTCTTACGAAGGGCGGCGTGAGGGAGCACATCGAATAGCTTTTAGAATGTTCGTGGGGCCGATTCCCGCGGGGATGTGCGTCTGCCACCGCTGCGATGTTCCGCTTTGTGTCGAGCCAACTCACTTGTTCTTAGGAACTCAGCTCGAAAACGTGCGAGACATGATAGCGAAGGCCCGTCGCGGTAACCCCCATCCGCCGGTCAAGTCCCGGCGGTGTTCGGTTTGCGCCGCGCCCCACCTCGCCAGCGGGCTATGTAAGAGCCACTATGCCAAATGGTACTTCCAAGTGAAGTGGTCCAGCCGCACGCCAAGAACGGCCGCTGCGGGCTGGGCGAACTCATGAGAGTCGCGCTCTACGCACGGGTTTCCTCGGATGAGCAGGCGGGCGCGGACCGGGTTTCGTTGCCTGCGCAGGTGCGGGTGATGCGGGAGCGGTGCGCGGCTGAGGGCTGGGTTGTGGTTTCGGTGTTCGAGGCGCCGGGTGAATCGGCGTGGACGGGTGAGCTTTCGCGGCGGCCGCGGTTGTTGGAGGCGGTGGAGTCGGCTGAGCGTGGGGAGTTCGAGGTGCTGATGGTGCACGAGAGCAGCCGGTTTGCGCGGAATGCGTTGTTGGCGCGGCAGGTGCGTGAGCGGCTGGAGCGGTGCGGGGTTTCGGTGCTGACGGCTTCGGGTGCGCTGGGTTCGAAGACGGCGGATTCGCGCTTCGTGACGAGTATCGAGGACAGTGTCCAGGAGTGGTACAGCGCGAAGTTGAGCGAGCACTTGCGGAAGGCGAAGGCGCAGCAGTTCGAGGAGGGGTTGCACCTGGGCCACCCGCCGTTCGGGTATCGAAGAGACGGCCGTCGTCGTCCGTTCGCGGTGGTGGAGGAGGAGGCGGAGTGGGTGCGCGAGGGGTTCCGGGAGTACGTGGCGGGGGCTTCGTACACGGAGATCTTGCGTCGCTGGAACGCGGCGGGTTTGCGGCCTCGGTCGAACGATGGGCACGTGGTGTTCACGGTGCCGGCGATGCAGTCGATTTTCGAGAACCGGTTCTATGCGGGCTGGGTTTCGCACGGGGCTGAGTGGCGTCGTGGGGCGCACGAGGCGCTGGTGAGTGAGTCGTTGTGGGAGCGTGCGCAGCTGCGGGTACGGCGTCGCGAGGCGCGGACGGGGACGCGGAGGCGGTTGCTTTCGGGGTATGCGCGGTGTGCTGCGTGCCGGGGTCCGTTGTGGGTTCGAAGCAAGAAGGGCGGGCGTTACGCGTACTACTTCGAGCCATCGAAGGAGCGCGGGGAAGTGTGCGAGCGTTCGGGTTCGCTGGTGAGCGCGGTGCGGGCGGAGGCGGAGCTGGAGGCGGTGGTGCTCTCGATGACGTTGTCGCGGGAGTGGTTGCGAGGTGTGGCGCGGGGTGCGGTGCGTCCGAAGGTGGCGCGGCTTTCGAAGGCTGAGGTTGGGGAGTTGGAGGCGCGGAAGCGTCGGGTTTCGCTGGCGTACGTGGAGGGCGGCCTGGACGATGGGACGTATCGGGCGGTGATGCGGGAGATTGAGCGTGAGCTGGGGGCGGCGAGGACTCCGGTGTCGCTGTCGGCGGTGCGGAGTGCGGGCGAACGGATGTGGGACATCGGGGAGTTGTGGCGCTCGGCGAGCGAGGAGCGGCGTCGGGAGTTGCCGCGGTTGTTGTTCGAAGAGGTGTTGCTGGACGTGAGCAGGGAGGGGAAGGCTGGGCGTGGGGTGGTGTGGGTGAAACCGTGGGCTGAGTTCGCGCCGTACTTCGAGGAGAGGCAGAGGGCGCGAGTTGGATCGGGAATGGGCCCACCGGGATTCGCGGTAGCTGACGAGCCAACGGCCAGCGGGCTTTACCTCGCCGTTGCATTGGCCGCGTGATGGGGAGGGGGCGGGGAAAAACTCGACCGCCCACCGTCGCCGTGGACACCCCCGTTCCCCGATTTTTCGTGTGCCCAAGATCGATCCGGAATTTGACACGGCGGTTTTGACGATGCGCCTATGCCTGGACTGCGGCCAGCCGGCCCCCGCGACGCGCTGCGCCACCTGTTTTTCCGCGCGGGCGCGCGCGCGGCAAGAACTTCGAGGACGCGACTGGCCGCTGATCCGCGCGGAGGTCCTGACACGGTATGCGCACATGTGCGGAAAGTGCGGCGCGCCGTGTCCCCACCCCCGCCACCACCATGTCGACCACCGGGTCCCACTCGTGAAGGTAGTTCGGCGCAGGTTCGAACCCCAGAACCTCTGGCCGTTGTGCGAAGGGTGCGACAAGCGATTCGGCGGGAGGGTTTAGATTCGATGTGTGGCTGGGAAAAAGCAGAAAGCGCGGAGCACGTTGCAGGGTCACCGGAAGGTGCCGGGGCTGATCGCGCTGCCGAGCCGCTCCCAGGAGAAGCGTTGGACGCGGGCCGAGCTCGAGGACATGACCCGCGACCAGCTGCGCGAGCTGGCGGGCAACTCCGGGCTTTCGAAGTCAGGGCTGAAGACCGGCCTGGTGGAGCGGTTGCTGGCGAGTGGCGACGGCCTGGCCAGCGCGGACATGCCGGCGCTGCCGGTGGTCCAGTTCCAGGACGGCAAGGGGTGGCACCCGCAGGCGGAGGTGCGCTGGCGGGAAATGTGGACGAGCGACGTGGCGCAGATCTGGGACGCGAAGGGAGACATGGGCCGGTTGGCCCGCTACATCGTGAACTTCGATGGGTGGCTGAAGCTGACCGAGGCGATTTCGGGGCGGGAAGTGGTGCGCGGCAGCCGCGGCCAGGCCCGCGCGAACCCGCTGTTCACCGTCCGGACCGGCCTCGAGCTGGAACTGAAGGCGGCGGAAGAGAAGCTCGGACTCACCCCGCTGGACCGGATGCGGCTCGGGATCGAAATCGGCGGTGCGGCGCAGGGGCTGGACAGCGCGCGGCGGATTCTCGAGGAAGAGGCCATGGGGATGGACACGGATTTCGGCGCCCCCGAGGGATGGGACGTCTCGGGGTAGCCGCATGAGCGCCCCCGCCCTCCCTCGCCTGCGCCCGGAGCCATGGCCAATCACGCCGCTCGGCCCCTACCGTCTCGCCCCAGGCGGCGGCAACAAGCTCGTCAAGTTCCCCACGATCGGCGACCGGGTCATCCGCTGGATCGAGCGCTACTGCATCTTCACCGATGGCAAGTGGGTGGGTCAGCCGGCACGGCTCCTGCCGTGGCAGAAGCAACTCATCATCGACCTCTTCGAGATGGTGTACGACCCGGAGCTGGGCCGCTGGCGGCGGAAGTACCGGACCGCCTTCATCGGGGTCCCGAAGAAGCAGGGGAAAACGGAACTTGCCGCGTTCCTGGGGCTCTGGTTCCTGCTGGCGAGCGGCGAACGCTCGGCCGGGATCGTGGTCGCCGCCGCTTCGGATGACCAGGCGAAGCTCATTTTCAACGCCGCCGAGACGTGCCTGACGTACGAAGGCGACCGCGGGAAGGCCCCACTGACCGGTGTCGCGCAGGTGTGGGCGAAGGAAATCACCGTCCCGGGGCGCCCGAATTCGGCGCTGACCCGGCTCGCCGCGGCGGGCGGGAAGCTGGACGGGAAGAAGAAGTTCGTCGCCTTGAAGGATGAAGTCCACGAGTGGCTGACTCCGAACCAGCGGAAAGTCTTCGGGCTGCTGCGCGGCGCGCTCGCGCTGGCCGATGAGCCGCTGGACCTGAGCATCACGACGGCCGGTGAAGACGACGGCGAGCAGGACGAGGAAGCGGTTGCGCCCTGGCTGAGGATGTACCGCTACGGCAAGATGCTCGAAGCCGGGGAAGTGAAGGACGAGGCGTTCTTCTTCCGCTGGTGGGCCTCGCCGCCGGGCACGGACGCCCGGGACCTCGAGGCGCTGAAGCGCTGCAACCCGTCGTTCGGGGTGACGGTGCGGGAAGCGTTCTACCTGGACGAATTCACGAAGCGCACCAGCTCCGAGCTGCTCCGCTACTACCACAACCTGCCCGTGGAAACGCTGAACATCTGGCTCGAACACGGCACCTGGGAAGCGTGCCGCGTCCCGAAATTCGAGTTGGACCCGCAGGCCCCGAGCTGGCTGGGCTGGGACGCCTCGACGAAGCGGGACAGCACCGGCATCGTCGTCTGCCAGCGCGTTGAAGGGCGGCTGCGCGTCCACCGCTGGAGCTGGGAGCGGCCCATCGGACCGGGCGGCGAACCCCAGCGCGATTGGAAAGTGCCGCGGAACGAAGTCATCGACAAGGTGCGGGAGCTCTACGGGACGCTGAACATCGTCGCCGGCGGCTACGACCCGCACGCGATTGCGTGGGTCGCGGAAGACCTCGAAAACGAGGGGCTGGCGCTGTTCGAATGGCCCCAGACGGACCAGCACATGTGCCCGGCCACACAGGGCCTCTACGAAGCCATCATCGACGGCGTCCTGGCGCACGACGGTGACCCGGTGTTGGAGCGGCACATCAAGGCGTCGAAGGTGAAGAACACCCCGCGCGGCGGGCAACGCCTGGTGAAGAGCGACAGCGGCCGGAAGATTGACTGCGCGATAGCCCTCGTCATCGCGATCGGCGTGATGGAGAAGCGGCCCGAACCTGAAAAGACCGTCTCGCTGTACATCCCGGAGGATACTGAGTCATGACCGCGATTGTCCTGGGCGCTGCCGTGTTCCTGGGTGGCGTCATAGCGGGCGCGGCGTGGTGGGTGCTCTGGATGTGGGACTACGAAAAGCGCCCACAACCGCCACCGGGCGATGAACAGTAGCGTTTGCCCGTGCTCACCGCGCTCGAACTCGCGTGCTTCGGCGCCATCAGCCTCGGCATGGCCATCGCAGGGTGGGCGCTGGCCGGGCCCCAGGCAGGCATCGCGAGCGGGTTGATAAGCGGCGGATTGGCCGGGGTCTACCTCGTGAACGCCTACTCACTCCCGCCGCCAGGTGACGAACCCGATGACTAGCCTTCGCCGCATCGCGGCCAACCGAAAAGGGTTCAGCATCGCCAGCGACCGGAACATCGCGTTCAGCGGCGAGCTGGGCGAGATCGACATGACCACGAGCGCGACCCTGAGCGGCGCGAGCATCAGCGAGAAGACGGCGCTCCGGATAGCGGCCGTCTGGATAGCAAACACCCTCATCGCCGACGAAGTATCGAGCCTCGTTTTCAAGCTCATCGAACGGGATGACAAGAAGCGGCTCCCGGTGCAACCGGAATCCCTGCGCCCGCTGTGGGACATGGCGAACCCGGACCAGGCCACGAACGAGTGGATAGCCACCAGCTCGTTGAGCCTCACCCTCTGGGGCGATTCGCTCACCCAGCTCGGCTGGATGAGCAACGGCAGCCTGGGCCGGATGTGGCCAATCGACCCCTCGAACGTCCAGCGCACCCGCCTGGATGACCAGGGGATTCGCCTCACCGTGCCCGGCCAGGGCGTCCTCGAAAACCATCCCGGGGCCCGCCCGGAGTTCATGAGCATCCCCCTGTTCCGTCTGCCGGGGCAGCTCACCCCCATGAGCCCGGTCAAGTACGCGGCCGAACTGCTCGGCCTCGGCGCCAGCTACGACCGCATGGCCGCGCTGCTCGCCGGCCGGGGCTTCAACCCCGCCGCGATTCTCACCTTCGGCGCTGGCATCGAAGACGAGGTCGCCGAGAAATTCAGCGCCCGCCTCACCCGCCTCCACGGCGGCGCCTCGAACCGGGGCAAGGTCGCGGTCATCGGCGGCACGGACCCGAAGCTCCAGCCGTTCAGCATGAGCCTCGCCGATGCCCAGTTCATGGCCCAGAACGACCGCGTCTTCTCGCTCACCATGGCGCTCTGGCGCGTCCCGCCGACGGTAGTCGGGATGGTCGATAAGCCGAGCACGTGGGGCACGGGCGTCGCCGAATTCGCGCGCGGCCTCGAACGGTTCACGTTGCGGCCAATCGTCCAGCGCCTCCAGACGGGCGTCGAAACCTACATCACGAAGTGGGTCGACCCCGGGCTCCAGTGGCGCGGGCGCTTCGATTCGCTCCTGAGCGCGGCCCCGAAGGACCGTGCCGAGATCCAGCGGCTCAACCTCGCCAACGGCATGACCAGCGAAGAACGCGTGCTCGCCCAGAACGACGAACCCCCGTTCGATGAAGAAGAGACGCGCTACTCGCCGCTGAGCCAGGCGACGGTTGTAGACCGCAATCTCGCGCGGCTGCGCCAGCAGGCCGAGGTGTACAGCACCCTGATCCGATCCGGCGTCACCCCGGACGCCGCCGCCGCCGTGGCCGGCTTCGACCCCGAGACACTCGTCAGCCTGGGCCTCCGCCCGGTCACGCTCGCAGTGAACCCGGTCGAAGACCCGGACGCCCCCCCACCGCCGCCAGACAGTCCCAAGTCGCAGCCCATCGACCTGACGGTGAACGTGGACCTCCCGGCGGTGAGCATCACGAACGAAGCCCAGCCCGCTCCCGAGGCCGCTGTCCGCAAGGTGCGAAAACAGATCAAGCGGGACACCGAAGGGAACATCGCGGAGATCGTTGAGACCGAAGAATGAAGCTCAGTTCACTGGCAGCTGACGCCGCGGCGGATGCGGTGACCGCCCGCGTCGATGGCGGATATCTCAGGGTGTACGGCGACGTCGCGCTGGTGGTCGAGCTCAGGTTCGCCAACCCCGCGTTCAACCCCGCGACTGGCGGCGTGGCCCGCGCCAATCCGATCGTGGCCGGCTACGCGCGGGGCGGCATCGCACGGACCTTCCGTGCGGTCGCCGCCGATGGAGCGACCGTCGTGTTCGAAGGCACCGTGAACTCGCATGAGCCGGCCGACATGGTCCTTGGCGACACAAACATCCAGCCGAACGCCCACGTCAGCGTGGACGTGTTCACCTACACCCACCCGAAGGAGCAACCAGAATGAGCAAAGGCAACACCACCGAAAACGACGTCATCGCCGCGATCTTCCACGGCACCGCGTTCTCCTGGGATGCCGAGACCGACCTCGACATCCACCTGCACACCGCGGACCCCGGCGAGGGTGGAACCTCGGCGACCAACGAGTGCGCCTACGGTTCCTATGCCCTCGTGACCGTCCTTCGGGACGCGACCGGTTGGGATGTCGCGGGCAACCAGGCGAGCAACGATGACCTGATCCAGTTCCCGCAGTGCTCCGCCGGCTCCGAGACCATTACCCACGTGAGCATCACGCCGGGGAACTCGACGCAGATCCTCTACTCGGGCGCGCTCTCCAGCTCGCTCGCGGTCTCGGCGGGCATCCAGCCACAATTCGCAATCGGAAGTTTAACGATCACGGAGGATTGATCATGTATCGCTGTTCGAAGTGTGAAGCTCCCGTGGTGGTCCTCCCCGGCCTCGTTGTGCGGCAGTGCGAATGCGCCGCGCCGATCATCGCGGAGATGAAGGCGACGATGGCCGGAAAGGGTGGGGTGTCGGCGTGAAAATCAATTGGGAAAACATCCTCTGGTACATGGCGCACTATTGGGTCGTCTGGCCGTCGCTGGCCCTTTTGATAGCCGTGCCGTTGCTCTCGGATCTGACGAGATTCCAATGTGTTGGCTGGTACGGGGCGCTCGTGTTCGTGGGCGTCCTGGTCGCGCCGCTCATGATTGGAAGCCGCGAGCACGACGAATGGTGTCAGGAAGTTCAACGACAAAGGGATGGGCGCGCCTAAATGGGATTCGCGAACGTCGGGGCACTGGTGGATGCGGAACTCGCGGGGCAGGTGAACCTGGTCTCGTTTCGCAAGGTGCCCGCCGTCGTGACCGGGCAGGGTACGTGGTACGACTATTCGATGGCTCCGGGCAATCCCGCGCCGCAGTATTACGCGGCCACTCCGCTGACCGCGCAGACCCTCTCCCGGTCAGCCGATGGCGGGATACCCCACGGTGGCAACGTCTCGCCGTCCGCGAAGTACCTCCGGGAAATCATGGTCTCATGCGTCACGGCGGGCGGCGCGATTCAGCGGCAGTACCTGCTCGACTACCTGCTCTTCTACCCGTTCGTCGACATGGGCACCCCGGACTCGCAGGCGATGGTCAACACGCAGGTGCTGACGCGCTACACCGATGGCGAAGGCGTCCGGATGATGGCCGTCCTGGTCGCACCTCACGGATTGGTGGGGGATTCTTTCTTCGTCACCTACACGAACCAGGATGGCACTGCGGGCCGGGTTACCCCGCTTCACACGATGAGCACGGCCATCGCGGTCAATGGGACGATCCTGACGACGCAGCAAGCGGGCCTCGGGCGAGCGGCGTTCATGACGCTGCAATCCGGCGACCGTGGCGTCCGGTCGATCCAGTCAGTGCAATGCACGGCCGGGACGGACGTGGGGCTCTTCACGATGGTCCTCGTGAAGCCGCTCGCGGAGTGGACGCACCGAGGCGTCGACGCCCCAACGGAGAAAGACTTCTTCCTCGATTCTGGCGGGAAAGTGCCGGTGATCGTGGACGATGCCTACCTGAATTTCATCGCCTGCCCGAGCGGGTCGCTCACGGGTGCGGCGCTCAACGGGCTGTTCAAATACGTCTGGGATTAGGAGTCCACCGTGGCCGGAATAACCTCACTCGACGACCTCATCAACGAGATGACCGTCAACGGCAAGTTCGCCAGGGCGGACTGGAACAAGCTCACTCACGCGGTAGGCGCGCAGGCGGCGGGCCTCTGGTACGCGCTCTTCCACGCGACCGGCAACCCCGGCGCGGGAGTCCTCGGCGCGGTCGGTACAAACCTCGCGTTTCAGGGACTCTGCGACCGCAGCGCGGGGGCCATCTACCACGGCGGCGATGTCTCCCCGGACTACAAGCACGTGGTCAACGCCTCGGCGTTCTCGGCTGCGGCGACCACGATGCCCGCCGTGTTCATGCTGGTCGACCTGCTCGGGTATTACCCGGTCACGTCAACCACGACCACCGGCAACCAGGCGCTTATTAACTCCAAGACGTTCACGGCCACGGCTGCAACCCCAACCGTCCTGACCCTGGCCGCGACGTGGGACATGCAGACGTACACGCCCATTCGGCTCACCACCACGGGCACGCTCCCTGCGGGCCTCTCGCTCGCCACAACCTACTACTGGGTGCGCACCGGCGCGGGCACGGGCAACGTCGCCACATCCCTCGCAAACGTGGACTCAGCAACCTACGTGGCATGCTCGGATACCGGCTCCGGCACGCACACCGCCACGATGTACATCGGCGACCGCTGCCCGTCGAACGGCGCGGGCGTCCAGGCGTTCCTCACTCCAAGCACAGCCCTCGGTGCCGGTACGCCGAACGTCCAGCTGACGTACACCGATGCAAGCGGCAACGCGGGCGCCGTGACGCCCACCACCCTTCCCATCTCGAACGCTTCCGCGCCCATTGGGCAGGTTGAGTATTCAGGCACCGGCGCGGGTAAGTTCGGCCCGTTCGTCCCTCGCGCGGCTGGCGACGCCGGCATGCGGCTGGTGGAACAGTTCAGCTACTCGGCCACGCACACGTCGGGGGTGACCAACGTCGTGCTCTGCCGGCCGATTCTCACGCTCCCGATGACGACGATCGGCGTGGCCTCGGAACGGGACCTTGTGAACCAGCTCCCATCCATGCCGCGCATCTTCGACGGCGCTTGCCTCGCGTGGCTCATGTACGCGGGCGCGGCCACTCCCGTCGGTTCCGGGTTCTACGGCCACTGCGATTTTGTATGGGGGTAGAACGTGCTCATCGGTAATTACTCGGTCCTCGCGAAACACCCCGGCCGCGACATCGGCGGGGGTGCGATTGGGTTGGGTAACAACCGGGGAGACTTCAACAAGACGAGCCAATCGCGCGGGCGCTATTCGAGCGATAGCCACGAACCAAAGAGTGGCGTTCCGGACGGCTACCGGCCCCACTACTGCTGGGTGCTCCCGCAGACTGCCGGGGCGCTTGCCTCGCGCAACATCATCGAAGGCACGGGGACGTTCACCGCTTCCGGCGCAATGGGCGTGAACGGCGTCGCGGCGCTGACTGGTACGGGTTCCCTCTCCGCCACGGGCGCGCTGATTGTCTCGGCAGTCGCCGCGCTCACGGGCACCGGCGCGCTCTCCGGGAACCTGCAGGCCGTCCTGAACGCAGTCGCGGCTCTCACGGGCACCGGGTCGCTTTCGGGCGCAATGACGGCGTATGGAGCGCTCACGGCGGCGCTGGCGGGCGTTGGCGCGCTTTCCGCGCCAGGCTACGGCATCGGCCACATGGAAGCCGACATCTCGCCGTTCACCGAACTCTCGCCGGAGAACCTGGCGGCGGCCGTCTGGAGCGCCATCGCAGCCGACAACAACGACGTGGGCACGATGGGCGAGAAGATGAACGACGCGGGCAGCGGTAGCAACCCGTGGACGGAAGTGATTGAGGATTCCTACACCGCCGCTGAGCTTCTCCGCATCATCACGGCGGCGCTCGCTGGGGAACTGAGCGGCGCGGCCACCACGACCATCACGATTAAGGGCGTCGACGGCACGACGGACCGCATCATCGCCACGGTCGACAGCGATGGGAATCGCTCGGCCCTCACGCTCGACGGGGCGTAGGCATGTTCGGGAATCGCTATTTCGCCCCGAGGTACTTCGCAGACCGCTACTACCCTCCGGTGGCGATCCTGGTGCCCCCGGAACCGGAACAGCCGGCGGTAGCCGGTGGCGTCCGGTTCTTCGCGCCTCGTGCCGTCCGCGGTTGGGCGAGAGTGGTCGCTCCTGCCGCGGAATGCCGCATCACCGCCCAAGTTGTGGCCCCGGCCATCCTGAGCGCCGAATGCCGTGCCCCCGCCGCGCTCCTCGATGGCATCGCGTGGGCTACTACCCCGGCCACGCGCATCCGTGACGAAGACGAACTTCTCCTGCTCGGCCTCCTCTAAACCGCTAACCCCGCCTCAATCCCACGCTTCCGGGTGTGAAGACGTTTCGCAAGAGTCTGCCCTTCGAACTGAAGGCGAGCAGCACGGGCGAGTTCCGTGCCGTCTTCGCCACGCTCAACGTCATCGACCACGATGGCGATGTCACCGTGCCCGGTGCGTTCAAGGATGGCGCTGAAGTCATCGTCGGCTCCTTCGGCCACAAAACGGCGGACCTGCCGGTGGGCAAGGGCATCATCCACGCGAACGACCGGGAAGCCGCGGTCGAAGGGCAATTCTTCCTCGACACCCAGCCGGGCAAAGACACCTACCAGACGGTGAAGAACCTCGGCGGGCTGGGCGAGTGGAGCTACGTGTTCAGCGTCCTGAGGCAGAGCTTCGGCGAGCAGCAGGGGCGCCAGGTGCGCTACCTCGAGGACATGAAGGTGTTCTCGGTCGACCCGGTCCTCGCGGGCGCGGGCATCGATACGCGGACCACGGATATCAAGTCGCTGGGCTTCGCCGAACACGGCGAGGAGGTCGCCGCCCTCGTGGAGGCGTACCTGGCGCGAGTGAAGGAACGGACGGCCATCCGTGGGACGGAAGGCCGGAGTTTGTCGGTTGCCAACTTGGCGAGCCTGGGTGAATTGGCGGAGTCGCTGAAGAACCTGTCGGGCGAGCTGGGGCAGTTGCTGCGGCCGAAAGCCAACGACGAGCTGGAGCTGGCATACCTCGCCGCCCAGCGCATTCTCGCCGGACTCCCGGCATAGGAGAAAAGCAGTGGTCTTCCAGGTAACAGTCGAAAACGAAGCCATGGCGGCGGGCCTCACCGAGCCGATGGCGCGGAAGGCAATGGCCGAGCGCGCGGAAGCGCTCCACGCCCTCTTCGAAGAAGCCGGCAAGGAACTCGACCCCACGAAGGTCAAGAGCCACGCCTTCAAGGACGGGGCCGATATGGCCACGTTCATCCGGAACGCGAACGCCGAACTCAGCATCATCGGCAAGCGCGTCGGCGAGTTCGACGAACTCGACAAGATCCGCACGGACAACCAGAAGCGGCTCGATACCGGCAAGACCTTCCGGAGCGACCCCGGCGCGTGGGCCCCGAAGGGCGACGGCGCAGCCGAGCGCCCGGTCGTGAAGTCCCTCGGCCAGCTCTTCGCGGAATCGAAGGCGCTCCAGGCCGCGAAGGACCACCAGGTCGGCAACTTCACGCTCGAAGACGCCGATGCCAAGCAGCTCCTCCAGATGAAGGCGAACTTCGTCACCACGGCCGGCTGGGCGCCTGAATCGCTCCGCACGGGCGTGGTGATCCCGGATGAGCAGCGCGAGATCGAAGTGCTCGACAAGATCCCGATGCTGCCGACGGGCATGGCGGCCGTGGTCTACATGGAAGAGACCACGTTCACCAACGCCGCGGCCGAACGTGCTGAAGCCGCCGCCTACGCGGAATCCGCGTTCGCGCTCACCCAGCGTTCCGTCACCGTGCGCAGCATCGGCACGAGCCTCCCCGTCTCGGATGAGCAGCTCGAGGATGAAGCGGGCGTCCAGGCCTACCTGGACCAGCGGCTGATGTTCGCCGTCCGCCAGCGCGTCGATAGCCAGGTGCTCGTCGGCGATGGCATCGCCCCGAACCTCGCGGGCACCATCAACGTGGCCGGCATCAACACCCAGGCGCTGGGCGGCGACACCGTCCTCGATGCGTTCTACAAGGGCCTCGACCTCGTGCGCGTCACGGGACGAGCCACCCCCTCCGTGTTCTTCGTCCACCCGACGGACTTCCAGGCCGTCCGCCTGACGAAGACCGCCGACGGCATCTACATCTGGGGATCGCCTTCGGAGTCCGGCCCGGACCGCGTGTGGGGCCTGCCTCTCGTGCTGACCACGGCCGTCACCCAGAACACGGCGCTCGTGGGCGACTACGCCCGCTTCAGCGGCCTGTTCATCCGCAAGGGCGTCGAAGTCCAGACCGGCTACGTGTCGGCGAACTTCACCAACGGCCTCGTCACCCTCCGCGCCGGCATGCGCGCCGCGATGGTCCACTACCGTCCGAGCGCGTTCACGCAGATAACCGGCATCTAAACCGGGTCCCCTCCCGCAAGGGGGGTGGGCGGACAGCTAGGGGGGGGGGGGGGCGGGGGGGCGGGG